GCTGGATTTGAACCAGCGGTGCCACACTTTAGTGGTGGCACAAACGCTCGGCATGTATGTAGTGACAGGTTTCCTTACTGTTTTCATACATCGGTGATACCCGTTCAACGGGTTTAACTGGAACTGGAGGTCGATGTCCGTTCCTCAGAGGATGCGCGCAAGCAAATGAGCTGCGTTCCCGACGAAATGTTCGGCTTTGCCCGCGCCAGTGTAAATGGCGTGGCCAATGTCGACAACGTCGGCAAGAACGTCGTTCACGGAGTGCTTGGGTGGAGAAGTGAGGGTTTGAGTGAGTCCATTTGCGACTCCCCTCGCGGTCCACTGCCAGACAGTCGTGCATTCAACACGGCCGTTCGCAATTGCGGCGTACAGGTAACCTGCGTAACCAGCGTTCACAAACGTGCCGTCAATACCGCCCAAGCCGAGGGTCAGAGTGCCGAAACCGGCCTCCAACACACCCGCGTCGAGGATGCCGTACTCCTGGTCCTTATTGTTCGGGATCCACACGATTTCGTGGGACTCAGAACCGTTGGCTTTGGGTTCGGGACAAGCCTGCTCGATGTCTGCAAAGAGCGGCGGATTGGCCGCCGCGAAAAGCGGCGTAGGCGAGTAAATGGGTGCAACCACGCCCTGCCTGTCTAGCACCGGACCGGTTGGGATCCATTTCATGCAGCAGGCAACGACGCGGTAAGTGCCCACTGACGTGCCAGTGGCGTTGATGAAGTTTGACTGTAGGGATGATACAGCACGGTTCCCGGAGATGTAACTACCGGTAGTCCCAGACATGGCGCCGCCAGGGGTGGCGCCACCTACGAAAAGGCCTAAGTTGGTGGCTCCAGATGGGCCGAGGTTGCCGGGGCTCCACTGGACAACGTAGTCATTGACTTTGCTGCCCAGCTGCGTCTGGTTCGCAATAAATGGAACAAAGACGTCGCGAGTGCGAATGAGATAACCGGCCTCGAGGCCCAGGTAGGGAGGGTGAACCAAAGTAGCACTGCAAGGATCAAACAACAGTCTCCTGTAGTCGGCCTTGAGCGAAACTGTCTTGGGAAGGACCATTGCATTACGCTTGTTCCCACCGTTGACTTTAGGTGTTTTGGACTTGTTTCCGAGCTTTCCTTTGGCGGATGGCTTCTTCTTGCGCCCTTTAGTCATAGGGCGCGCGGTACGGTGTTTTATTGATCGACCTTGCCTTCTCTCAGGCTGTCACGTTCTGGAAATTTTATGGGCATACGTTTGCCCAAAGCGGTCGCCCGATTACTTCTTCTGTGGGTACGGGACGGCGGTGGTAGGCGACTTGCCAGTTGCTGGTGGTGATTCAATCAGCATTGGCAGCTTGCCCCACGCGTTGTCAGTTTTCACAGCGTTAGCTTTTTCGATCCAGCTCTTCAAAAACCCATCGTCCTTCCCGAGCTCCCATGCCATCACAGAAATGGCCTCGCCCTCGAATTTCTTGTCGAACGGAAAAGCGCCTAACTCCTGCTTCATGATCAACTCCTTGGTAGGGGTTTTCTTCAGCTGGAGCATGTGCCTGTTCAACGCGGGGAAGCGATTGTACTGTGCATTCACGAATGCCCTTAAGAAAGGGTTGTGTGGGTCAGATACCCTTGTCCCTGTGATGCGCTCAGCAATACCTGCAGACGCGGTGGTATAAACACCGAATTTGGAGATGTAGCGAGTTAGGCTTGGGACAGATGTGAGGGTGGCTGTCGGGTCCATGTAGATCCTGTTAAGGAACTTGACCATGTGCTCGTCCCTAAGCTCGTCGGTCTTGATCGTAAAACCGTGAGCGTTGGCAACTTTAAGAAAGAGTGGCATGTACTTGGTCAGAACGATGCTGTCGTCGCCGGAGAATAGCCCGCATGAGTCGATGTCGGGTTCCTCGCCGGCGAGGATCTGAGCCATCAGTGCAAAAACAACCAAAACGATGGTGTTGAACAATGTGGTGTCAGGGAGGCCTGAAATGTTCATGCCACAAGTGACAAAAACAAACAGTTTGCTCTTCAGCTTGACATGCCTCTCCTTCTTCAGGAGGGCTGCCAACACGCTGTCATCTTCGTAGAGTTTCAGCATGATACGTTCAAAAATCTTGACGCGAGTAGTCGGCCCGTGGCACTTGTCGTTGTCCGACACATCGTTGCAGTCAGTGCGTCCTTGGGACGCAATCTTGCGAACTTTCTCCCCGATTTCGACTCCGTTGGTGCCCGGACCCCAACACGCCAGCTTTTTGAGAGCTGACGCGACGGGGCGGACGAACCTGCTGAGTTCGACGCCAAACTCAGCTCCGGCAGGGTTAACTGACCGGACGTTGGGCTTGGTTACAGCCTCACGCTTGAGCGCGGGCCGTATCTGGGGTGTGGGATCGACTTGAGAATCAGTCGCTAGCATGTCTGCGTTGCGCTTCTTCTGTGCCGGGGCGTCCTGCAACTCAATGACTTCGGCCATAGAGAGTGGGAGCACAGCTCCGATCAATTTGCAAAGGTAGTCGATTGCCTGATCAGCGGCAGCGGCGTACTCCAAGGAGACTGAGTTGGGTACTTTCGCTTGAAGCTCCTTCGCACGCTGGAGTTCAGATGCGAGGGCTTCTTCCGTAACAACACACACCCGCGCAGGTGTGGTGGTGGCCGAAGTTATCACGTTTGTCACCGGGACCGGCAGGCCGTGCGTCTCAACATCCTCACCAGGAGCAAACCCGGTAGGGACAGTGACGTCAACGCATCGGCCCGGCTGCGAAGCAATCGCAGACATGGTGTTGGTCTCAGGATTGGACGTGAAGCCAGCTTTGTTAAGAACAGAGCTAGCATCGAAGACGTTGGTGTCATTACCCCCAAGCTGTGCGCGAAGGGAAATGATGTCGAGACATTTGCCGTCGATCAGCGTGGACTCACCCGCTGGCCAGTCTTCGGCACGTATGCTTACTGCTGGGCCTGCCGGCGTCGGAATCGCAACCTGGATGGTCTTGATCGGATCGCCGGACTTTGTCCGGGTGGTCACTTCCACTGCGCCTTTCCAGAAGCCAGGTCGAGGGGGCATCTTTAGGAATGAAGCGAAGTAGAGCAGCGTGTACAAAGGGCGTGGGAGGCAAGTGTAGGCCACCGGTGTCCAAATGAAGACTGCTTGGTTGCTGTTCGGGACGTGCAAGATGCTCTGCTCGTAGACGTATGAGCGGAACCAACTGTACAACGTAAACTTGTGTTGTTTTGGATCGACGAGGTGGTGCTTGTAAGTTTCACCGCCATCAACTACCTCCGTTAACCTCGAATCCCTGTCAATTGATGCGACTGACCAGTTGGTCTTCCAAGCCGCGCCTTCAGGTATGATACAATTGAAGACGATCGGGCTGCCGGCGAACTCACCCCACTGCCACGGGCTAAAATAAAAGCCTGCGTCAATTGCGCTGACGGCGACGCCGGGGACAAAATTGTCCTCACGGCGACGCTCGACAGTGGCATCTGTGGGGGTGATCACACGACGGCGACCGATGACGGTGGAGCCGTATACAGCGTCGCGACCAGAGAGTGACGTATCATAACGCACTACAGCTGGGGCGGCTGCGACTTTGGGGTAGGACGCACATATGTTGTGTATCCACTTGTGGTAACGAAGGCGGAGTGATGCTCCACCTGCATGCGGGTTGTTAGGGGATGTTGCCACCAACGGGGGAACTTTGACGCCGAGCGCGGTCCTCCTCGAATCTTTAAGAGGGTGGACGTGCGACAAGCGGTCGAGTAATGCCCTGAAGGGACCCTGACGTACGCATGTTTGCATAACATAGCCAATGGCGATAAGACCCGAGGACGTGGCAGTGTAAAACATCCAGGGGAATGGTGGGATTTTCTTGCAAAGACGTGCACCATGCATCGACCTCCAGAAGTACGATGTGGCAAAACGTGCAAAATCGGTGCGACCACCAAACAACCAAGTGCTGAAACTGACATGATAGTCAGTCTCACCGCACAAGGGCACAAAACTGTCAAAATACGCGGCAAAACCTGTTGCATTGACGCACGCGTACACGAACACAACACTCCCGACAAACCCTAAGGCTGCGGAAGCTGCGAGTGCAGCACGAAACATCATGATAAAGGAAAACCACGACCCGGAGACAAC